GGGTAATCTCTGCCCCTATAATTAAATGTGAATTTAGGGTCTCCTTTTACTGCCACATACCTAGAGGTCTCTCTGTCAAAAACAGTTCCTGTATAGTAGTTTCCGTCACCAGCCTGAATTATAGGTCCAAACCAAGCAGTGCCATCTTCTAAAAGATTTACTCTAAATGGTTGATTTCTTACATAAAAATTTTCAGGAACAAAGGTTACCAAAATTTTCATTATATAATCTACGGCTGCTCGCAAGTTGAAATCAATATCCGTAGGGCTGTATGTGTCTACGCCTAGTTCGGCTGCCTTTTCTGGAGTGTAAGTCTCCATGCTATCAAATAAATCACTTGATGTTTTGAGGAGATAGTAGACTAAATTTGGAAGGTATGACTCGTAAAACTCTACTAATGTTGCACTTGTATTAAGAGGGTTCTGAACTAAAATTGTATTTAACGCATCTATGATACTTTGTTTAGTGCCCTTCTGTTGATAAAGTCTTGCGGCGTTTCTAAGCTGGTTTCTCCATGAAGTCTCATCAGTTCCGTATAGCGTCCAACCTATTTGAGATGCTAGGAAAGGTAAAAGATCTGCTGGACAATCATCAATAGAGGTAAGCCTAGCTAAACCATCAATTTGATTGTTGATATCATAAGCCCCTAGAGATACTCCCTTTAAAAATTTATTAAAGGGTCCTGCCATCTCTGTCCCAGAAGGGACCATGTTTGCGGAGATGTATGTTTGAAAGGACTGCTGGACTTTGCCATCATCTTTATCAGAAAAATAAGGAGAGTAAACAATATCCACTAACGTCTTTAGCTTATCTAGATTTAAAGTTCCACTTGTATACGATCCTGTTCCAGAGGTAAATCTAGAAGGGATAATATCCACATTTAAAGCACTTAGCCCTTGATAGTTTCTCCACAAATACTCCTGATAGTCTTTAACACCATCATTGATTAGATAATCTTTCCCGTAGTATAGCTTCTCTGTTATGGCACTAACGACTAGCGAAGAAGGGGCAAAATAAGGAGCGTTAACAGCGGCTCCTGTATTTAATAAGAATAACCACCCAAGATTGTTAGCAAGATAATTGTAAGTTCCAGAGCCTAATCCGCTAGAGTAAGCTCCTGATGTATTATCGTATAGCTCTGTGGAACTTAGTGCAATCTTTGGTAGGAGAGTTGCGCTTACATATACGGAAAAATCATGCTTAGTGGCAAAGTCTGCGATACTTTTTCCTAATGGACGCAAGATCTTATTCTCAAAGGTCTTTGTTGTTACTGTAGTTAGCTTATTTTGTTTTACAAAGAATTGCGCCAGTCCGTTAATTGTTCCTAATGCGCTAAACGAATGATCCTTTGCAATGGAACTGGGGTTGAGTGTGTTCGCAATGTTATCGGCAGAAAATAAATGGCTTTTTATTAACTGATCTACATCTGTTACTTGAAGACCACTTGCATCAAGGTCTTGCTCTAGATATACATCAGGCGTAATTATCTTTACTGCTTCAACAAACGTATCTCTGTAGTATTTTTTTGCCATTTATATTAGTGTTACATTGAGAGTAACATTATTTAACTGTATAACTTCATTAAAGTCTACCTTAATAGTGTCAGTAAAATTATCAATCGTTGAATACCTTACTGCGTCCAGGTCAAAGATCTTTCTATTTAAATCTTGAGGCACAAAAGGAGCATTAAATCCAAACTTATCATATGAGAAGAACTCGGTGATAGTGTTTAGTGCTTGAGCTTTAATTTGCTCTTCTGTATCACTGTAAGCCTTGTCTACAAACAAAGTGATAACTAAATCTAATGTTCGAATTAATCCATCTACAATTACAACCTCATCGGTAATCATCTTCTTTGATTGCATTGCGCTTAATAGATTGGTTTTGTACTCTACAGTGGCTTTTTGTAATTGATTCTCGGTGGCTTTTTGCAAAACGTAAACATCAATTATATTAGCAGAAGAGTGCGCCTCTCTAGTTGCTGCGGTTCCAATCGCAGTTCCTCCTGTTGGACTGTTGTATCTAGCGACAAAAGATTCAAAATCTCCTAAAGTAACCAGTCGATCCTGTTGTTTGAAAACCAAAGGTCCGTATTTTTTTGCCATGCTGATACTCTCAGCATCCAGCCCTCCAGCCGCAACGCCAGTATTGCTGATGGTCGCTGCGCCAGCGTCACCTGCTGTTATTGAAGCTGCGATTGTGGAGCCAAGTAAATTTCCTCTTGCTCCACCTCCTACTCGATATAAAACTCTATACCTGGACGAGTTCGCAGGAGAAGCCCCAACAACTCCATCTCCAAACCTAACCGTTCCATTGTAAGTATCATCATAAAGAACATCAAAAATCTTATCACTGTTGCCTGATGCAGCAAAAATATTGTCCACCTGAGAATAAACGCCTGAAAGATTATCTTCAGGGGCAGTAATAAATACCTGAACGCTATTTTCTACGACAGGTCCTTGAGTAAGCGCAATAGACTTAAACACTTCGGTTGAATTAAAAGTTCCCGTCTCTTCTACTAAAGCCCCTTCTACTAAAGCAGCATTTGTCCAGGTCTGTGGGGATGTGGGATCTGTGCTCTCTGAGGTATTAAAAACTAAATCTGTTGTGTCTCCACCCATGTCGGATAATTTTCCATTAAGTGTTTTGTAAATGGTAAATGTTAATTGTGCTCCATCCATAGGAGAAGAAATGGTAATGGATCTGTTTGCAGCAGCAAGTGTAAATTCTGACCCCCCGTAGGCTGAATCTAAAACTATTTGAGCGTTAGCTCCTGCGGAAGTTGGGCCTTTGAGGCGAACGCCCACAAGCTCTAGTAATTTCTTAACATTTCGCCTGTTTTGCGCTGTAGAAAGAAAGTTCTCGTTTGCCAAGGCATCTGCCTTGAACGACATTATGGAGCCCATATAGGCCACTAATTCCGTGAACATCATTGCAAAATCAGACTCAGTAAAGTTTTGATAATCGGTTGGGTACACAGTTTTCATATATGAAATTAGTGCGGTCCTGAGACTCCCAAAGTCTGTAGCAGCATAGTCTACTAAGGATTTCTTATTGTTGTACTCCGCTCCAACCTTAAGCAGTTTTTGAAAATCTGACGCTGCCGTTGTGAAGGGGATATCATCTGGTAAATTATAATTTCTTGTCATAGCGTAACCTCAACTGTTGCAGTTCCAGCCTGATTCCTATCTGCAATTGTAACCGAGATCTTTAGTCCAGGTAAACCGATTCCTCCAATAAACTCAGATGTCAACACTGAAATATTTAAAATTTTTGCTTTAGGTAGATACTGTGCAAACCCCCAAGTGATCTCATTTTGAATATTTTCTACTAACTCATCTGTAACAGGCTCGAATACAAACTTTTTTAAAGATAGTCCATAGTTAGGCAGCATTACTCTTTCTCCCCGTTCTGTTTTTATGAACTGACGTACTTCGCTTTTCAAAAGCTCAAGCCCTTTAGTTTTATTAAATATACCTCGATCATTAGCTGTGGTATCAACCAAAGGGAATTTAACACCGAAAACCTCTTGAGACGAGTTAGAATTTATAACCTCCTGCTTAATTCTAGCAGGAATAACTCTTCCATAAACTGTTGTTGTATTTGCCATGAGTAAATTATTAAGTTACAATATTTTTGAAAAAGCCTTTTTGGGCCTCGTAATTTTTTTGAACCTCTTTAATAGTTAGGGGTCTTGAATAAAACTTTACACTTCCGAGATGGCCGTTTAGCCCACTAGTCCATCCGTGACGTTTACCCATGAACCCTCCTGAACTAGTGCTTAGGTCAATTGGGTATCCATCTGTCCATCCTCCACCTAACATCCAAGGAGTAAAGAAGGTGTTGTTATTTGGGCCATTGTCAAAGATAGTTGTTTGACCTTGATCTACTGACCCAGAGGAATAGTAAAAACTACTCACTTCGGAATCATTAGGTCGAATAAAGGTGGGTATTCTAGGTACTTGCCCTGTCTTAATTCCAAATACATCTGACATTGCAGAGGTTTGCATAAGCTCTCCATCTAAGTAAACATTACATTTATCCGACGAAGAATCAAAGGTTACATTTAAGTGATAGAAACCAGAGGATAAATCATTAAAGGACTTTCCATTGACAGTGGACGAAGTGGGAATCGTCATTTTGCAGAAACCTTCGTCTGCACAGTTCTGCTGTTTTGGCACAAACTCAATTGTTGATGTATTTAAAGACATCGTAGGAGCTAAGAAGAAGCAAGTTCCAGAAGTAGTATCTCCGACATTAATCCCGCCATCTCCTGGGTCTCCTGCGTGTTCCCCTGGATCAGTGTTGGATCCAGGATAAATAACTTGATCTCGACTATAAATAACTGGGTCTCGGGTGAAGCCCATCAAGAAGCCTCGTACTGTTTCTGATCCCCCTGTCTGATACATGTTGCTTGGATCTAAATTTCCTAGATCTCCCCCAGTGTTCTCGTTTGCTAAAATTATTTTATAGTAGTTAAAGTCTGCCCAACCTGCATCTCTAGCATTTGGTGATATAGTTCCTTGTTGTTCATTTTCGTAGTAGTTAGAAGAGGTTCCGAATCCAGGCATATGAATCCAACAATCAAATGAAGCGCCTGTTCTATTGTATAGGAAATTATCAAAATCATCCGTGGAAGGTAGCCTACACGCAGTTCCCACCCCTTGTAATTTATATTTTAGGTTGGGGCCTGTGTGAAGTTTAGTTAGACCGTCAAACCTCGGAATCCCTAAACCAGAGGCAAACAAAGTGTTATTTGCTCCAATCAACTGGCAGCTATTTACGGTTCTATTTGAGGCACAATTTATACTATCGAATACAGTGGAGTCTGGGTCTTTC